CACTTTGATTGCCCCGAGCGCTGGGTTTAGTGATGAGGTTCCTTTCTAACGCGAAAAAGATAGCTTCTATTATGAAGGAGGTGAACCTTATGAAAGGTAATAAATTTGCTGTGGCCGCTTTGATATTTGGTATCGTCGGAGTGATTGCAGATTTCGTAAGCACGAAGTCGATGGATCGTTCCGAGGAGGACAGATACCGGCAGATTGCACAGGAAGAAGCCGAAAAGGTTTACAATCAAAAGACTGAGGGGAGGTAACTCCTCTCTTTCTTTTTACGCGAAAAATTCTCCTCGTATTATGGAAGAAATCCACACTTAATAAAAAGGAGAATTTGGTATGTTTTACGATTACGACTTTTATGAGGAAATGGACTCTACTATGATCTACGGGATCAAGAGGACGATTCATTTTGCATGGATGTTTGTGAAGACTTTGGTATTAACCATCGTCTTGACTGCATTCTACTGCATCATGACGCCTGTTCGGATTTACGACTGGATCAAAGAAGAGAACTACCTCGAGAAGACGGCAAACCGTGATGAACAAATCCGGTTCCAACTTTGGAAAGAAGAAGCGGATAAATTCATGTAAAGTAAAAGAGCTTACGAGAAATCGTGGGCTCTTTTCTTTTTGAAAGGAGAATATGCAAAAATGAAAAATTATGAAACTATGAGATTCTGGGTCGAATCCATGATGGGCTTGTTTGCTATCGACGAACTTTGGAAACGTGGCGAAGTATCTACAGAAATACATGACGAATCCATAGAACTCCTTAATATGCTTAGTGAAGCTATGAAAAATACAATGAAATGAGGGTAGAGTGATTATGAATATTAGAACCGTTCTGAAGCATGGCGAGAGACTTCTCAAAAAGCATTCGCCTGAGATTTTGACTGGTTTTGGTCTTGTGACTTTGGCATCTAGTGTGGTGCTGGCAGTCAAAGCCACTCCGAAAGCACTTTGGGTCATCGAACATGAGGAAATCCAGCAGGCGCATCCTCTCTCGACTAAAGAGAAGGTGAAGGTGGCCGGCAAGCTTTATATTCCAGCAGCAGCGGCCTTTGTAGCAGGGTCTGCCTGTATTATTGGCGCATCGAGTATTCATCTGCACCGAAATGCAGCACTCGCGGCAGCAGCAAGTCTCACGGATGCGACGTTTAAGAGCTATCGTGAAGTCGTAAGCGAGAAGATTGGTGAAGAGGCCGAGAAAGATATTCACAAGGAAGTCGCTGCCAAAAAGATGGAAGAGCATAGCCCCGAGACCAAAATTATCAATCTTCCGCACGGAGACGACACCACTTGGTGTTATGATCCTCTTGTGGATAGATATTTCTGGTCTACAAGGAATGTGATTGAGAACGCAGTCAACGTCTTTAATCGCCAGATGCGCTATGATATGCGTCTTTCGGTCAATGAATGGTTTGACACGCTCGGTCTTGACCATGCTGATCTTGCTGACGATCTTGGCTGGGACATCGATACCAATGGATATCTCGAGCTGACATATGATTCACGTCTTGATAAGACCGGTAAACCTGCTATGGTACTCGTGTATACGAATCCGCCAAAGTATATCGGGCTGTAACGCGAAAAAGTTTGACCGTATTACAAAGAAAGGCTTTGAGCTGTGGAAGATTCTGCGGCTCTTAGCTTTATATTTGAAAGGAGATTCTTATTATGAACAAACGTAACACTCAGATTGCGCAGAAGGTTTTCGCACTCACGCTCAAAAGCATTTGCGACGTAGAAAGCTACGCGCATAACTTTACTCGGGAGCAGAAACTCGCAGTTCTTAGGGAAATGGAAGATGCTCTTTGCATTTCTCTGAAGTTTGTTCGCGATCAGATTAAGACCCTCGGTGGCCATCCCTTTATCTGAGACGCGAAAAATTCATCTCGTTTTATGGAACCAATATGGTTACTATAAATTTCTAACATTTTAAGGAGGATACTACTATGGACGAAATGAACACTATGAACGAGGTTATGGATACCGAGAACACCAATATGGTGCCTACTCAGGACGAGAACCTGGTCATGACGGAGGATAACGCCGAAGAAACTTCTGGCGGCATTCCTGCGATGCTGGTCGTCGGTGCAGTTGCACTGGCTGGCTACGGCATCGGGAAGCTGGGCGAGAAGGTGATTCGCAAAGTTGGTCCTGCGATCAAGGCCAAGGTCTCCGGTCTGAAGAAGCACAAAGGTGCGGAGGAGTCCGAACCGGTCGATGTGGAAGTCGAAGCCACTGAGGTGGAACCCGAGGAGGAAACGAAGTAACAAGGTTTGAGGCGAGAGCCGTGGAGAAATCTGCGGCTCTCTTCTTTTTATTTTGGAGGATACCATGGCTGAAATAAAAATTCCGAATAATTCTTTCTCGTCAAAAAGCTCTCTGGACTCTACTACTAAGGGCAAAAAGTCCGAAGAAAAGAAGTTCAGCAAGGTTACGACGGGAAAGGTTACTGTAAAAAAGAAAAGTAACGCGAAAAAACTGGCTGATATTTTCATTCTTGGGGATATGGAACAGGTAAAGCAGAGTCTTATAAATGATTTGCTGATTCCTGGCACAAAGAATCTCCTTTATAACATCGCCAATACTGCCCTTTCAATGCTTTTCTTTAATAATCAGCGTCCTATAAACGGCTATTGGCAGCCGAATCAGTATCAGCAGCCCCCTCGTCCTTACCAGACTACCAGCTATTCGAGCTTTTATACTCAGAACCAGTATCAGCAGCAAGCGCCTGTCCAAAGTGGATATTCTCAGAACCAAGAAATAGTCTTTGGCTCAAGAGTAGATGCCGAGAACGTTCTTGACCAGATGAACGGAGCCCTTGCAACCTACGGTCAAGTCTCTGTCGCTGATTTTTACGACCTCATGGGCATTACAACGAGCTATGTGGACTATTCGTATGGCTGGTATAACCTGTCCGGCGCACATGTAAGAGCTGTGAATGGAGGCTTTGTCATTGACTTCCCGCGAGCCGCTGCGCTCAGAAAATGATATTTTCGAAAGAAGGATGTACGATGAAACGAATTGTAAAAGACATCTTTGCTGCCATTGGCGTTATCACGGTGTGTAAGGCGTTTTGCGATAACTACGAAGTAAAAAGAAAGAGTGACGCGGATGATATTATTGTCCCTCTTGCATCTACTTCATGGAAGCCTGATACCTATGCTGATCGCGATGAAGCTGAACAAATTCTTTCCGAACTGAAAGAAGCCATTGAAAAATGGCATTATGTCAGTGTTGCAGATGCTTGCGACCTGACCGGAATATGTTCAAATTACAGCGACACAAAAATCGGTTGGCAAAATCTTGACGGCGCGTCTGTCCGAGCGATTAAAAAGAAAGTCGCAACGTGTCGCAACGCCTATATTGGCGGAAAGGAAGAAATCGTAGATAGATACTACGTTTCTCTTCCTGATCCTATTAAACTCTAAGAAAGGAGCTTTTATATTATGAAGTTCAATATGACTTCTGCTCTCGAATCTGCTTCGAGACTTGCAAATAAGCTCGCCTTTAAGGCGAAAAAGCATTCCCCCGAAATCCTTATTGCTGTCGGCGCTGTGTCTATCGTCACAGGCACTGTTCAGGCCTGCAAAGCCACTCTCAAAATGCAGGATGTCCTAGAGACTACGAGTGATAACCTTGAGAAGATTCACGGTCTTGAGGATGGCACTCTGAAGGTCAAAGAGGGAGAAGCCTACACCGAAGAGGACGCTCGCAAGGATAAGACCACCGTTTATATTCAGACCGCTGTAAAGGCGGCAAAGCTCTATGCTCCTGCTGTCATTCTCATCGGTGGCGGCCTTGGCTGCATGATCGGCTCTCATATCATCATGCGTCGGCGTTATGGTGCTGCGGTCGCTGCGTATTCGGCTGTCACCACTGCGTTTAATGAGTACAAAGCTCGTGTTAAGGAGCGCTTTGGCGAGCAGACTCAGTATGAGCTGGAGCACGGTGTCAAAGCCGAGGAAGTTGAGACCACTGATGAAAACGGTAATAAGAAAAAAGAGACCGTCTATGTCGGCGACAAGATGATTAAGCATCCTTATAGCGTAGTTTTTGATGAAACAAACCCTTATTACGAGCGGGGAGCTGGGTATAATCTGATCTTCGTCAGGAACGTACAGGATGCCGCAAACCGTAAACTTCGTAAAAAGGGATACTTGTTCCTGAATGATGTCTACGACATGCTGGGTGTGCCCAATACTTATATCGGTCAGTTCGCCGGTTGGGTATGGGACCCTACAAATCCTCAGATCGATTCGTATGTGGATTTCGGTCTTTATGACGAAATGAATCCGCAGAAAGTAGCATTCCTTCAGGGTGACGAATACAGTGTCGTTCTGGACTTTAATGTTGATGGCAACATCATTGACAAAGTTGAAGGTATTGAAAAACGTCGTCAGGAAATTATGGGTAACTAATATTCTGTTTTAGAAAGAGGATCTATATTATGAAACTTGTGAATATTGCTAAACTCGCTCTTACTTTTGCCGCAGGTGTCTTCGCGGGTGCTTACTATATGCATACTCGTATGCGCGAAGAATACCAGAGCTATGCGGATGAACAGATCGAATCCATGCGTCAGCACTTTGCAGAAAAAGAAGCAAAGATGGACGCTGAAATCGAAAATCAGGCGGTCAAGAAAGGGATTGATTTTGCCATGGAGAAACTCAATTTGCAGGATAGCGAAGGGAGAAGTATCTACGAGACCGATACTCGAACCTATGAGCTGATTCCTCCCGATGAGTTTGGCGAAATCGATGAATTCGACACAAGTTTTCTTACCTACACTGCCGACGGTGTACTTTGCTATGATCAGACTGGCGAAAGGGTGGAAAATGTTCAGCGTACTGTTGGTCCGGATGCACTGGATAACATCGGCAAATTTATTCCGGATACGATCCATGTGAGAAATCATCTTTACCATAAGGATTATGAGATTTTGCGGAGTCTCGAAACTTATGACGAATTTATGAGTCCAAGAGAGGAGGGCACTGAATGATATATAACCCCACTGTGCAGCTTTATGAAGATTACCTCGTGACCGCCGTATGGCACAATGACAATTTCAGAGGTCCAAGGTATCATCAGCTTTTCAGTTTTCTCTTTAATACGCCGTTTGTTCCGTCCATCGAGCTTGACCAGCCTAGAGCAAACGACGCTATTGATTTGCGTTACGCTTATGCCGACCAGTATCATATTCCATACGAAATCATTGATCGAGACCTTGGTGGACAAAATAGCTTTTGCTCGATGCTCGAGATGATGGTGGCGCTTTCTATTCGCATGGAAAACCACATCATGGAAGATAAGGACCTTGGGAATCGGACTGGTCAGTGGTTCTGGTCGATGATTGTTTCTCTCGGTCTTGACGGCATGGATGATACCAATTTCGATTCAGCAAAAGCTGCTGGAATCATACATCGCTTCAACACTCGCCAGTATAAACCTTGTGGGAAGGGCGGCCTTTTCACTGTACAGAATCCGACGATTGACATGCGAGGTATGGATATTTGGTATCAGATGCAGCATTGGATCGGAGAAAACTACATCGGAAAAGTCTAAAAATAGAAAGGAGGAGTCGCTTTGAATGCTTGATTTTCTGTTCATCTCAACGAGACAGAAAAAGGGAATCGTTGAGATATATCCAAAGTTCATTATAAAGAAGTCAAGTGATCTCATGATTCGAGGTGGCGACTTCTATGCTATCTGGGTGGAAGAAAGGGGGCTTTGGTCTACTGACGAAGAGGACGCTTTGCAACTAATTGACAGGGAGCTTGACGTATATGCCGAAGGTCACAAAGGAATACTTGACCAATATCGTGTCTTACATATGTGGGATGCGGAAAGCGGCATGATTGATATTTGGCACAAGTATTGCCAGCGGCAGATGCGGGACAACTTCCACATGCTTGACGAGAGACTGATATTTTCAAATACAGCTATCTCGAAAGACATGTATGCTTCAAAGCGTCTTCCTTATGCACTCGAGAATTGTCCGGTTCCGGCTTGGGATAGACTCATGAGCATTCTCTATGCTCCAAAAGAGCGAGAGAAGATTGAGTGGGCCATTGGAGCTATCGTGAACGGCGACTCTAAAACACTGCAAAAATTCATGGTGCTTTATGGTCCTCCCGGTTCGGGCAAATCGACGGTGCTTAACATCATTCAGCTTCTCTTCGAAGGATATTACTCTGTTTTTGACGCAAAGGCTCTTGGTTCTAGCTCAAATGCGTTTGCTCTGGAAGCATTCAGGACGAATCCGCTTGTGGCTATCCAGCACGACGGCGATCTATCCAGAATTGAAGATAATACCAGAATCAACTCTCTTGTATCGCATGAGAGCATGATGGTAAATGAGAAATTTCGTTCTGCGTATGCTTCTCGCTTTAAGTCGTTTCTGTTCCTTGGTACAAACAAGCCTGTTAAGATATCCGACTCAAAATCTGGTCTTTTGCGAAGATTGATTGATGTCGAACCAACCGGAGACAAAATACCAGCAAAAGAGTATTTCCATCTTACCGAACAGGTGAAATTCGAACTCGGAGGAATTGCTTGGCATTGCAAAGAAGTGTATGAAGGTGACGTTCGTAAATACGATGGATATATTCCACAGCGTATGATGAGCGCGTCAAACGACTTTTATAACTTCATCATGGATTCAGCTTTGGTGTTCGAGAAAGAGGACTCTGTGAGCCTTAAAACCGCTTGGGAGATGTACAAAACATTTTGCGAGCAGACCGGTGTACAGTATCCTTCAAGCAGAAGAGCTATCAAAGAAGAGCTAAGAGATTACTTTCGCAATTATATTGAGAGAGGCGTCCTCGAAGATGGTACAAGAGTAAGAAATTACTACTATGGCTTTAGGAAGGAAAAAATAGGAGAAATCGAGGAGGAAATAAAAGAAGAGATCAAAAAGATAGAATCATGGCTTGCGTTTGGCGAGCAGCATTCTCTACTTGATGATATTTTGGCCGATTGCCCAGCGCAATATGCGTCCGGAGAAGGAACGCCTTTGCGTAAATGGCAAAACGTCAAAACAAAACTTAAAGACCTTGACTCCTCAAGACTTCATTATGTTAAAGTTCCAGAGAACCATATCGTAGTTGACTTTGATATTCCGGGAAAAGACGGAAAGAAGGACTTTGAGGCAAACCTTGCAGCGGCTTCTAAATTTCCGAAAACTTATGCCGAGCTCTCGAAATCGGGAGCCGGGATTCATCTCCATTATATTTATTCTGGAGATGTGAGTAAACTTTCAAGAATTTATGAAGAGCACATCGAGGTGAAGGTCTTTAATGGAAATGCATCTTTGCGAAGAATGCTATCTCAGTGCAATGACATTCCCATTGCTACCATCAACGCAGGCCTACCCTTAAAAGGAGAGACCCCTGTGAAAAACGTAAAGGAGATTAAATCAGAGAAGGCTTTGCGTATCATGATCGCTCGAAACTTAAACAAAGAGTATCATGGTTATACAAAGCCTTCTATTGATTTCATTTGGCAAATACTGGAAGATGCTTACGCGAGCGAGCTTCGATACGATGTGACGGATATGCGCAATGCGGTTCTTGGTTTCGCAGCCGGGAGTCATAATAACGCAGACTATTGCATTAGGAAAGTCGGAACGATGCACTTTAAGTCAAAAGAGAAAGAAGTGGAGCTTGACGAAAACGGAGAGGCTCCTATCGTGTTCTTTGACGTGGAGGTGTTTCCGAACCTTTTTCTCATATGCTGGAAACTCGCAGGCGAAGACAAACCCGTCATTAAGATGGTCAACCCTGGACCGAGAGAGATTGAAGAGCTTTTGAGGTATCGTTTGGTCGGTTTCAATAACCGAAAATACGATAACCACATGCTCTACGGATGCTTGATTGGTTTTGGCCCCGAGCAACTATATGCTTTGAGTCAATCTATCATCAACGAAGGAAAAGGTTTCTTTGGAGAAGCGTATAACCTCAGCTACACTGATATTTATGACTTTTCTTCAAAGAAGCAAAGCCTTAAAAAGTTTGAGATCGAACTCGGCATCCATCATCAGGAACTCGGGATGCCCTGGGACCAGCCTGTGCCGGAAGATCTTTGGGATAAGGTTGCTGACTATTGCGAAAACGATGTGGTTTCAACAGAAGCTGTGTGGAATCACAATCAAGAAGACTTCAAAGCTCGTGAGATTTTAGCAGAGCTTTCTGGTGGAAGCGTTAATGACACAACTAATACACTTATGTGTAAACTTCTTTTCGGAAACGAAAAACATCCCAGATTAGTTTATACTGATCTTGCGACCGGACAACAGTATTATTAAGGAGGTGAACGATATAATACCATGACTGAGATTATAACTGCTTTTCCTGGTTACGAATTCAAGGAGGTTCCAGGCTATCAAGGAAAACAGAATGTTTACGGAGGAACGGTTCTTGGCTTTGGTGGATATATCGTAGGAGAACCTGGAATGTACACAAATGTAGCTTTGCTTGACATTTCCGGAATGCATCCCGCCTCTATTATTGCGATGAATTACTTTGGCGAATATACCCAGCGCTATAAGGAACTAAGAGAAGCAAGAATCTTTATTAAGCATCACGATTATGAATCTGCCAGTAAGCTCTTTGATGGGAAACTCGCAAAATACCTAAGCAACCCTGAAGCGGCAGATCAGTTATCCAAGGCCATCAAGCTCCCTCTGAACCAAGCATACGGCTTGACATCTGCTACGTTTGATAATCCAATGCGTGACAGACGTAATGTCAATAACATTGTTGCCTTGCGTGGCGCTCTTTTCATGAGAACACTCCAAGATGAAGTTGAGGCTAAAGGTTTCCATATTGTGGCTATCCGTACAGATTCGATAAAGATTCCTGAAGCAAACAAAGAGATTATTGAATTTTGCATGGGCTTTGCCAAAAAGTATGGGTATGAGTTTGAGCATGAGGCAACCTACGAACGGATGTGTCTTGTAAACAAGTCTGCCTATATTGCAAAGTATGCGAAGGCTGAATGGTGCCAAGAACATTATGGATATTCTCCAAAAGAATGTAAAAAGCATGGTGGTCAATGGACAGCTACGGCAGCTCAGTTCCAGGTTCCTTATGTCTTTAAGACTCTCTTTTCCAAAGAACCTCTTACGTTCGATGACATGTGCGAAACGAAGAGTGTTCAAAAAGGCGCTATTTATCTTGATATGAATGAGAAACTGCCTGAAGGTGAACACAATTATATTTTCGTGGGACGTGTTGGGCAGTTTACACCTGTTGATAATGGCGTCGGGGGAGGAGAACTTCTTTGTAAAAGAGATAATGGTACTTACGTCGGTATTACTGGTTCTGTTGGATATCGCTGGATGGAAAGTGAAGTAATACGAAAGCTCTATCCTGACCCCATAAGTATTGTCGATAGAGATTATTACACAAAACTTGTGGACGCTGCTGTCGATGCCATTAACAAGTATGGAGATTTTGAATGGTTTGTGTCTGACGACCCCGGTATTGCGCCTTGGGATTCTCCCGGGCCTCCCTGGGACGAAGGACCGACTGCATATGATGTGAGGTGATTGATATTATGAAATACGTCATTTGGAATAATTCGTTTGATGACGAAGCGTGTGATAGGCTGCTCCGGCGTGAACTTCATAGCAAGGTGGCTGAGAACATCCGCTTGAAGCAGGAACTTGACAACTTCAAGAAAAAGCGTGATATTCCTTCTGCTTATCCCAAATCCACATTTGGTCTTGTCTATCAGGAATGCAAAATTCGTCCTACTTTTGTCATCGACAAGGTTCTCTTTAATCCTCCTGCCACGATTGTCTTCTGGCTGGATGGTACGAAGACTGTCGTCAAGTGCAAAGAAGGCGAAGAGTTTTCTGAGTGGGCTGGTATTGCACTGTGTCTGGCAAAGAAATTGTACGGGCCGAACTTCCATAAGATTTTCAAAGCCCATTGTTCAGACCCCGAGAAAACCGTGAATAATATGACTGACGAAGAAATTACGGAAGCGGCAAGAGAGGGGATTAAAAATTCCGACGCGAAATAATCATCGCCATTTATGGAGGTGATAAGCATGACCACTGTAAATGATATTGGTGAAGAAATGCTGAAAGTTCAAAGACAAATTACTTTTCTGAAATCGAAACGTAAGAAAACAAACGAAGATGTCGAGGAGATATTTATCTTGAACCGTTATTACAACATTTTGTTCACCGATTACATGGCCAAAACAAATTAACCCAAAAGGGAGCCACTAGAGAAATCTGGTGGCTTTTATTTTTCACAAGCAGAAAGAGAGGATATTCAATGAACACTAATCAACAAACTCCCGCTTTTCTTAACGACATGGATGAACTCGCAATGGGACTGGTTCGCAAATACATTGACGAGCATCTTGACAAATCTGAACCGGCTCCTAATTACGGCGTATTTACAGTCTGGAAGAGCAAGATTCTTCAGAATTGGAAATACCTGATCTCTTCGACACTCTCTGATGGAAAATACTATGAGCTTACTTACAATGGCGACAAACAAGAATGGTATCTTGATTGCTATGTAAAGCTCGAAAATCGCTGCATTGTGCTCGATTGATTGCAAAAATTTAATTTAAGAAAGGAAATTTACATTATGACTACTTCTACTAACCGTAACGCTGTTGTTCGCTTCGATGACACTCGCTTCATTTTCCGCACGAACTTCTCTGGCGATCCTGAGCGTGATCGCTTTGGGTCGAATCGTCGCCAGTTTAATGTCGTCATTCCTTCCGACCAGCAGGCACACGACCTTGAGATGGCTGGCGTGAATGTCAAATGGACGCAGCCGAATCCGAACTACACTTATGAGGGCGAGTTTATTTCTCGGCCTTTCGTTCGGGTGAACGTCAACCTCGAATCCAAGTGGCCTCCCGAGGTCTATCTCATCGCTCCGAATGGGGTAAAGACTCTGCTTACTCCAGACACGATCGGCGTTCTCGATAACATCCGCGTCAAGAACGTTTGCTGCCAGGCGAAGATGGCCGAAAAGAAAAATCAGCCTGGCGCATACACCCTCTACGCTCAGTATGTCTACGTCGAGCAGGCGGCCGATCCGTTCCCCGATCCTTATGCAGAGCGCTACACTGTTCCCGAGGCGGACACCGAGATGGCTCCTGCGAGCGAAGACGACATGCCCTTCTAAGCTTGATATTTGCTGAACTGACTGGTGCCCACGTCGCAGCTAAGGCGTTCTAGAAAGTTCAGTTGATATATTGCCACTTCGAGGGGACTTGAGGTGGCTTTATTTGGGACATTAGCTTAATGGTCAAAGCTGGCGGCTCATAACCGCTTGAGTGGGGGTTCAAGTCCCTCATGTCCCACCATTTATATTTTGAAAGAGAGGTTTGGCCATGAACGAACGAAAAAGAGGATATCGGAAAGAACCAGTAAATTGTCAAGTTTGCGGAAAGCTCATACCAAACGCTTATGCTTCGAGAAAATACTGTGATGATTGTCGAAAGAAAATTAGACGAAGGTATGACGGGAAACATCACGAAGACCATCGAAGAGCGTACGAAGTTGTTATAGATGAGATAAAAAGTGAGCTCGAACCCGAATCTATATTCCCAATTCGACCACATAAAACCATTCGAGAAATTGTCATCGAGGCAGAAAAAGAAGGGCTGACCTATGGAAAATACGTTGCGAAATACCATTTATAGGAGGTTGATATTTTGGCTGGCATAAGTCTTTATGATTACCAACTTGATGCACTTAAGCGAATGCACAACGGTTGTATTCTTTGTGGTGGAGTTGGTAGTGGTAAATCAAGAACCGCACTTGCTTACTTTTATGTAAAACACGGAGGTGAAGTAAACACTGAAGAATACGTTCCGATGGACGATATAAAGATACCGAATCTTTATATTATTACAACTGCCAGAAAGCGAGATACTTGCGAATGGGAGGAAGAACTTGTTCCATTTTTACTTTCGCCGAACAGAGAAATCAACCTTTATCATAATCGTGTCGTTATTGATTCATGGAACAATATTAGTCGATATGATAAGGCTCAAAATGCTTTCTTTATATTTGACGAGCAACGTGTTGTTGGAAAAGGCGCGTGGGTAAAGTCGTTTCTCAAAATTTGCAAACACAATGAATGGATTTTGCTGTCCGCGACCCCTGGAGATACCTGGCAGGATTATATTCCGGTCTTTATAGCGAATGGGTTTTATCGAAATCGAACTGAGTTTAATAACATGCATTGCGTTTATAGCATGTTTTCCAAATACCCGAAAGTAGAACGATACTTAAATGTAGGCAGACTCATCAGACTTCGTAACCGCATCCTAGTCGATATGGACTTCAAGCGGCAAACCATCAGTCATCACTACGATATGTTGGTGGACTATGATCGTTCAACTTATAAGGAAATCATTAAAACTAGATGGAATCCTTATAAAAACGAACCGATCAAAGATGCTGCTGAAATGTGTGGACTGCTTCGAAAGATTGTAAATCTCGCTCCGGATCGTTTTATGGCCTGTATTGAAATCATTTCTGGGCATCCAAAAGTCATCATCTTTTATAATTTCGATTATGAGCTCGAGTCACTTATCGATATGTGTGCAGCGGACGGGATTGAGTATGCTCAATGGAACGGGCATAAGCATCAGTCTATTCCAGAAGGCGATAGATGGGCATATCTTGTGCAGTATACAGCAGGAGCCGAAGGATGGAACTGTATCAAAACAGACACCATTATATTCTTTTCGCAAAATTATTCATACAAGGTTATGGTGCAAGCTGCGGGAAGAATTGATCGGCTGAATACGCCATATCGAGACCTTTACTATTATCACCTGAAGAGCCCTTCTTCGATTGATATTTCGATTGCGAGGGCTTTGAAGCAAAAGAAAAACTTCAACGAACGAAAATTTATGGATGGAGGAGAAAAATATGATTAACCTTTATAACGGCAGCGAACCCATTATCAATCCGTGGCTATTTTATCTTGCAGATGTAGTATCTGCTTTGAAAGTGACACTAATCATCTTGAGCATCGGTCTTGTAATCGGCTCTTTACTCTATCTTTATAGATGGTATGACAATACGGAATATAAGAGAGATACTGAAGAAAACATCAAACTCAGAAAAACTTGGCTCAAAGGAGCTAAGATGTGCCTTATAAGTGCTATCATAACGTTTATCGTCGGCATGATGGTCCCGAAAGAGAGAACACTTTATGCTATGACCATTGCAAGTGTTTTAACTCCCGATACCGTTCAGCTCATCTATGATAAAACGGGCGAAACTGCTACTGATATTTTGAATGGAGGAGCAGAGTTGATTGAAGATATCGTTGACTATGGAGTTGACAAGATAAACGAAATGAGAAACGTGGAACCCATCGAAACGGAGGACAATGCAGAATGAAAGAAAAATACGTAAAGCTTAGCGACGTCATCGCGATGCTCAGTTCGGACATAAAGAACACGAATGACGCTAAATCCAAAATTGAAGGAAATGACATCAGCGCTCAAAGTAGAAAAGCGGCTTGTGATATTCTTGCAAAACATACCTCGGTTTTATTGATGACTGCGCTGAATCATCTGAAAATCTATGAGTTCGAAGACGGAAAGAAGTGAAACTGATGAGAAACCCTTCAAAGAAAACGCTCAAGCATATGGCAAGGATAGCTCTTAGTCAGAACGATCCGTATAATCCCATAAATAGAAATATTCGCAAATGGGAAAAGATGTTTCCGAAGCTTGCTGCGAGAGAACGCTGGAGGTTTTTCTATTACTACAATAAGATGCTTGTGTTTGCCAGGAGCTCAAAGAAAGGAAACGGACAAGTAGGATGAACTATTCAAAAAAGCATCTTAAACACATTTGGTATGAGTATCGTTTTAACGGGGCCGATTTCAAAGCCCTTGGCGGTCTTTTCAGTCATGATAGAATGGCTTTAACTCAGTGGAATCATCAAAGAGTGGGTAGCTTATACCGTAAATGCAGAAGAAAGGACAAATCCGATGAAAGAAAATGAATCCGTTCAATACATCAATAAAACAGCACTTTTGAATGAGCTTTTATATTTGAAAGAGGCCGCAAAGAAAGTAAACCCCAAGGAAACATACATTCTCATGGCGCAGGAACGATTTATAAAAGACCTCGATTGGTTTATTGAGATTGTGGATAACTATCCTGGACCAAACTTTACACTTCCTGGATTTTTAAAGGAGAAAACATGATGAAAGAGTATCTTGATAAAAGCACATTACTTGACTATCTCAGAGCCAGAGTGGAGATGGGAGAGTATGTGGTCAATGACGATCTTCTTGACGAGAAGACCAAAGATAAAAACAAGGCGGTAGTTCTTGATAGAAAGGATTTGGTTTCAATCGTTGAAGGAATGTCACCTGAAGATCCCTATACAAAGATTATCGATCGTCTTGAAGAACTCATCTTTTACTATCGAAAATGGTGGGGATATGATACAAGCACATATGCGCGCGGTCAAATTTTTGCTTACAAGGATATTTTGGACTTTATAAAGAATATTGATAATGAAAGAGATCCTTTTGAAGGAGAGTAAAATACTATGAAAACTCTTGGTAAAGAAAAGTTTGTAAAAGATATTTTGGCGTATCTTAAAGAGGAAATGAAACTCGAGGAAGAACGTCGGTTTAATTCTCTGGGAAATGATTGGCGTGACCACAACGGAATGCTGATCGCGTACAACAATGTGAAACGCTATATTGAGCAATTACTTCGGGAGGAAAAGAAATGAAAAGTTATGACCAACTTGCTGTCGAAGAGCTTCGCAAAATTAACGATCATCTCAAGAATGCTTGCCGACTGCTAGTAACTCTCGGTGAAAGAGAAGAAGAGGCTTCAAAGCAACTTCTTTATTTACGAAACGAGCTGTATGACTATTACAGAAAAACTCATCCTGAAGATAAAGAGATAAAGGAGGAAACCAGTAATGATTAAAGATTCTGGTGAGCGTACTGAATTTTCCACTGGGGCTGTTCGGGACATGAAACGAGGCGTTGGTCGCATGGACCTCCTGCCTTGGTATGGCATCATGGAAGTGTCAAAGCATTGCGAGGAGGGAGCAGAAAAATATGGAGAGCATAATGTGGATAAAGGAATTCCGCTGCATTCTCTTTGTGACTCGGCAGCAAGACACCTTGCAAAATTTATCTGCGGGGAGCTTGATGAAGACCACTTAAGAGCTGCTTGCTGGAATCTTCTCTGGGCTCTCAATCAGCGAAAGACTCATCCCGAGCTTGATGATTTATATTCTCATAAGGAGATGGTCGAAAAGGTTCGCAATGTAATCGATGAGTTTAATAAAGCCAAAGAAAACGGCGAACTCGTATTCACTGATATCGAGAGTACCGTGGACGAAACCTGTGGAGAAGCGCTTCGTCCACTCACAAGGGATGAGATCCTCCAGCGCTGCAGAGAGGCTCAGGATGTCTATGTGATTTCTAAATCTGAAACGATTTGGAGCGGGCGGTGCTATCTTCAGTTTGCTATCCCCGACAACGAGTGCGATCCTTTAAGCGTTTTTATGTATCCGCTGGAAGGAGAAGGGCATACACCGTTCCTTTACACTCCCGAAGAGTTTGAAGTGTATGATACCTATCCCTCGCCCAAGAGTTTGAAGAAAACTAAAGACAATGACATCAAACCCAAAGAGCCCACCGCTATCGAACCGCTTTCCAAAGAGTTACTTCTCGGTATGAACGGAAGATTTGTATACTTGGTTCTGAATAATAACGGCATCTATATGGATATTGGATGGGTTCGAATCAGGGTAGACGGAAATGATATCATCATTGCTAAAGACGATAACGAAGGAAATACCATTTGGGAAAAACCTTGGGTAAATGGTAAGACTAACTGCTACGTTACCGACCCGAAACTCTTAGGGAAGGATGCCATTCATGACTGATCCGTTCTATCTCGCGGCTAATAAAACCGCTTCTAAATTGGAAATGCTTTCGAAAGAATTATGCACGAATGATACGTTAAACATTTGGTGCGAGATGGTATCAAAAATCGAAAATAAACAGCGTGACGGAGGCCAAAGCCCAGAAAAGGAGTAATGCCTATTGACTTGCTACGAAAAGCTGCTCGAGATGGATGGTGATACAGTGTATTCTCTTGCTAAAGACATGTATTTCACAGTTACTATTCAGCACGGGCATGTGTATCTTGGGTGCAAAGGATATTTGCCGACGAGAGTATTTGAGGAGACAGTTGATTCTCTTCATCTATGTCCTGTATATCTCGGGCCAATGATTAAGGAAGGATGACGCCCATGATTTACTACGATATAATCGTTAACTAGTGTAAGTATTGTATCAATGAGGATTGCAAATTCTACAACGAACCATGTAGATCATGTTCGTATAAATATTTCGAAGGGACTTGCACACGACCAAATAAATTCAAACGAAAAGAGGAGTGATATTTCATGACCTATCCTAAAATCTTGGAAGCTCTTCGTGATAGCAGACGAACGTACATCTTTATCGAAGAGTTTATCAACTGCAATGAAGAAGTAAAATACTTCTCGACTTTTGCGAAGATAGACACTGATACAAGTAAGGATGATATCGTGCTGTGGTTCCCTAAAGAACAGAATGGAGTGTTTCTTAAGGACTTTGTAATGGCGCATCCTTTAGCTACTTATCACAGCGTCATTCCTTGGGATCAAATTGTATGAAAGGATGAAAAGCTATGGTTATCGAAGTTGATATTTTGGCATTTATTCTTTATGCAATCGGTATTTTTACCATTGGCCTCATTACTGGTTGTGCATTTGGTGTGTTTCTTGATAGCATCATGGTAGTGCACAAAAAAGATGGGAATTGATATTTTATGAGCGATGCCTTCAAACGATACGCTGAACTGTATCGAAAGTTTTGGACGATGGATCTTGACGAGGATTTCTTGTGCGCATTCGACACGCCTTACGGAGTTAATAGTTTCGGGGTGCAAGTTGAATTCTTTGAGCCCGTCGATGACTACAGAACTAGCGAATACGGAAAAGTGCATGTGCCCAGTGAAAATTTTATGGAGACTGGGGATATTTGTGTATACTTCACTAACGATGAATATGGTCGGCCGCTTTATGACCTGATTGTGAATCACCCTGATATTCAATTCTATAAACTCGAGAAAGGAGATGAAATTTAATGGATTTTGCAACTGAAAGATTTCTTCATCTTAAAGAAGAGCTTTCTAAACTTGATGGAGAGATTGTTCTTGTGGACGATTGCGCTGGTGATGGCGAAGATGGAATAGACGCGGCCTTTGTGAACGTCACACATTATGGAGATTCCACAGATGTAGAATTATTATTTACTGGTGATTCTGTTGGCTGGTCTCTTCATGAGCAGCTTGAGTTTAATCCCGAATCTAGATTCTATAAACTTACGAAAGGAGATAAAATTTAATGGAATCTGAGAACTGGAAAGAAGTGGATTTCCATACATATTGCCCTAAGTGCAAATATCGGTGCAAATCATCGATAGAAGACCCTTGTAACGATTGTTTGACGGAAGGAGCGAGGATTAACACGAGAAAACCTCTCAGGTTTAAAGAAAAGGAGTGATATTTTATGAAAAAAGAGTATTTTGAAGCTTTGAAAGAACTGAGAATCGCACGGAATCATTTTGACAATGCTTCGCCTGAGTACATTGACGCCGCTATTATGGAGCTTTTAATGGCTGAAGCAAAAGTGGGAGCAGTTTATCATGAATAATTTTTGGGAGAAGTTTGCGGACTTTTTAGGCAGGACACTGGCGAGTTTGATTGTGATATTTGCTATCGCGATTATTGCGTCGGCTGGACTTAAATGTCTTTGGTTTATTTGGACAAGATTCTTGGTATTTTAATGGAGGTGGCATTCGGTTTTGAAAGATTGGGAATGCGGGATGTTTTTAGAACGGGCCTTGCTATCACAAACTCAAACATGCCAAAATCATGATATTCTTGAAAACATGCGCAAGGAAAATATTGTTCCTAGACTTAACACCCAGATATGCAATACTATAAATACCCTTGATTCTATGAATTGGGGTACTGCTAGTTCTGTAAATGCTGCGAGTCATGTTTTTATTCACGAGGCTCCCGAGTTTCAAAAGGAGGTGAAAGAAAAAGAAAGCGTTTTTGAGAAGATTCGAAAGGCTCTTTATACGCTTGTCGATGAACTTAATGGAGTTATTGAATCGTTGGTTGATGAACTTAACGGAGTTATTGAATCGTTGATTGAACTGTGAAATAAGAGACTTTGGGACTTCTCAGAGTCTCTTTTATTTTTAATTTGAAAGGAGAAACAAAAATGATTTCCATTTCCAAAACCCGTGTGAGCGGCTTTGAAGCGGCTATAAGAGGTATGCGGAACCCTCTTGAGAGCTGGGATAAGTCGGACTCGAAAGATGAAATCTGGTACGATGAAAAGAGCGGGGAGGTATACGACTATCATGTTGGTGAGAACGATCTTGCTCTTATGAGAAAGCTCGCTGCGGCCGGGGACGATCATGGTAAATTTGCAAGATTCATCCACGTTTCGGCTGATATTCTGGCTCCGAGGTATTGGTGGACTGAGTATTCGACATACAAGGTTGGAACTGTCGAGAATAGCTGCTCGACGATGCATTGTATTCATAAGAAAGAATTTACTTTTGATGATTTTAGTCATGATCACCTTGGAGATGTCGAGTTTCCCAACGGCATGACCTATGATTTTTCCTATACTTTGAAGTCAATCATCTTTGATTTGAATGCAGCACGTGCTCATTATCTTGAAACGGGAGATAAAAACTATTGGTATGCGATGATCCAGCTTCTTCCTCAAGGTTACAACCAACTTCGCACAGTTGATCTTAACTATCAGGTTCTTTGGAAGATGCATAGAGCAAGGAAGGATCATAAGCTAGACGAGTGGCATACGTTCTGCGATTGGGTGAAGACTTTGCCGTACTTTTGCGAGATTTATGGGATTTGAAATAAGGAGTGATATTTATGGCGTTTTTAACAAAGGAAGAATGCGTTCGTCGGCATATATTGCTTTGGAACTATATTGCGGATGAGATATTAGAGCAGGAGAAGGTACCTTGGAACTATAAAGTGAAAGCGTTTGAGCACTTCGGATGGCATAACGGAGATATGTTTAATTACTGTTGGGCATGTTACTATTGCCAAATGAAAGATCATGAAATGGTTGACAATGAGGATGCCGAAAGAAGAAAGTCCTGGATGAATTGCCATAACTGTCTTTTTGATTGGTACCATCATGATGAACCTTGGGGCGCCGAATGGTCAAATTATTGTGACGATGGAATGACTTTATATTCTCGTTTTCATACACTCAGAAACACCAATGAAGACTGGGAAAAGGCCGCTAGAATCGCTCGAGAGATTGCCAATATGCCGGTAAGGGAGAACGTGTAAAAAGGCTTTATAGCTAATCTAGGTTAGAATTGGAGGTGATTTGATTGACATATACTTTGAAAGCTTGCCCATTTTGCGGTGGCGAAGCAAAACTTGTTAAATTAACCAATGGCTATACAACGAATCCTGTTATTATTAGAAACGAATGGACTGTTAAATGTGTATCTTGTAATGTAGACATCGGAAGATTTTCTTCGGAAATATTTGAAGATGTCGAGGGCGGACTTTGTATCCGAAAGCAAGGTGGCATCGACGCTATAAATGCATGGAACACAAGAAAGGAGTGATATTTTGAGATGAGACATAGGATTTTGACTGTAATTTTGGGGCTTTGCGTGCTCTTTGGAGTCATTTTGGCCTTGCCAGGGTGCTCTTCTAGAAAGGGAAACGGCGAAACATACGCTTATATTTTCTTTCCGAATGGCAAAATGCTGGTTTCGGGAGAAGTTGAGAGCGCTACACATGGGTCAAATGGCTTCTTTAGCATTACGATTGACGGGATTGAGTATCAGACACACTGCTCAAATGTAGTTTTTGAGACGAAAAGGGCTGATATTTGATGAAAATTAACCACACAAAGCGACTTTATTGCGAAGTTTTGAGTAGGGCGCTTAATAAAAGAGGCCCTGAATACCGAGAAATTATAAGGAATCGGCTTGATCGGATGCTTGAAATACGTCATTTGAGCCTTGAAACTACCGATTTTGATGAGACAAACGAGATTTCAAACATCATTTTGAAGGTCTGGCAGGATATCGACGACGCAAAACCAGACAATTCTTGGCTCAAAAGAGGTGTTGACAAAAGTAAAAAACAGTGATAACATGGCTTTGAATAGCTATCATACATAGCAAATGAGGTGATAAAATGATACCTATTATTGGTACTGTTAAGGCTTGGACAGTCATTTGGAACCTGCTTTTGATCAGTTTTACAGGAGGTTTATGGCTTCTTGTCTTGATTGTCTGGTGGCTTTGCAAGCAGCTTTTCAGTAAAAAATCTTGACATTTTAGCCCAAAAAGGGGAGGTTTTGCGAAATTTGCAGGGCCTCTTCTTTTTCAAAAATGACGAAATTTAACGAAAAAATTGCGAAATTTTCTGCCCACTTTTTATTTTGAAAAACTGTCCATGGACAGAAATTTTTGACCAAAAACTGTCCAGAGTAGCAAAAAGTGCGAGATTTTGGTCAAAAATGGACAATTTTGTGGCCAAATGGCCAGTTTTGCCCACTTTTCAAAAACCAAAAGTGGGCAGAAAAAATGACGTAAATACGTCATTTTTTTGTCGAAAATGGCCAAAATGGACAGAAACCCACTTTTTTTCTTTTACTTAATATATAGAAAAATAAAATATATATAGTAATAGAGCAAAATTTCTGGGTTTCTGTCCACGAAGCGTTTTTTGTTCAAAATTTAAAAATTTCAAAACAAATGAAAGGAGACTAAAAATGGGTGACTTCTATTACCCGACAAGGAATGAGGATGGTGTTTATGAATGGATGTTAAAAGATAAATTTGGAAACGATATTTATTGTTATTATAACGGGTATACGGAGTTACACATAAAAGTGAGACAAAATGTTTAGACATAAATTGCGGTGGAGAACTTTATCCTTTACCAGGAGCAAGATGGGTTTGCGGTAGATGCGGAAAAGAATACAATGAGAAAGAGCTACTAAAAGTTAGTGACGAAGAATTTGGCTTTTACCAGTATCCTAACGCCAATCATGCAGCAGCCATTGACTTTGAAGCATATTTTGGTTTCTTAGAGGGAATACTCGATCAAAAGTAAATATGAGCGCTCCATAGCATTTCGCGAAAAAAACACGCTGTGTTATGGAAGGGAGAGTAGAGTATGGCCCGGATTGAAATGAAATCCGAGTTGTGCTCTACTTTTTTCTTTTGAGAAAGGAGGAATAAGGACCGCAATGCTCGAAAACAAATTTAAGCAAAATCTAGTTAAGGAGCTAAAGGAGAAGTTTCCTGATTGTATGGTTTTGCATCTTGATCCAAACGAGATTCAAGGTGTGCCTGATATTTTGATTCTTAACGGATCAAAGTGGGCCGCTCTCGAAGGAAAGAAGTCTAAAGACGCACATCACAGACCGAACCAAGATTATTACATTGCGAAGATGAACGAGATGTCGTATGCTGCGTTCGTCTACCCCGAGAACAAGGAGGAAATCATAAATGATCTGGAACGAACATTTGCGCCAGAAGGGTCAGCACGCTTTCTTGGGCGCGAGTAAGTATCACTGGATCAATTATGATCCTGAGAAGATTGGTCTTGCGTATCGTAATTTTCTTGCGACGGCTAGAGGAACCGAGCTTCATGATTTCGCTGCAAGATGCATTCGACTTAATCAGAAGCTTCCCCGTAGTAAAAAGACTCTCAATAGCTATGTCAATGATGCGATTGGCTTTCGAATGAACCCTGAGCAGGTGCTTTATTATAGCGATAACTGTTTCGGGACCGCAGATGCCATCTCGTTCAAAGATAATATCCTCAGAATACATGACCTTAAAACCGGAACTGTTCCTGCACATATGGAGCAGCTCTTAGTTTATGATGCACTGTTTTGTCTGGAGTACAAGGTGAAACCAACTGATATTTTCATCGAAGATAGAATCTATCAAAATGATGATATCATTGTGGCAACCCCTTCTCCTGAAGATGTACAGAGTATCATGAACAAAATTGTTGAATTTGACAGAATCATTGATGGAATTAAACGTGAGGTAGCGGTATGAGTAGAATCGAAGAAGACATCAAAGCCTATTATGGTGTCGAATGGGTCAATGGTAACAGAGAAGGCTCTGTTCTTGAGCATTACGGCACCAAACGTCACTCGGGCCGCTATCCTTGGGGTTCTGGCGAAAATCCTTATCAAAGTTCAGGCGATTTTCTTTCTCGCGTGAATGAGCTCAAAGGAAGCGGTAAAAGTGAACGAGAAATTCTCGATATTATCAATTCTGAACTTCCTAAAGAGTATCAACTTGGTACAACTGAATTCCGTGTTGCGCAACGTAGGGCTAAACATGATCGCAGGCAGCTTCAGTATGATCGAATTCGAAGTCTAAAAGAAGATGGGCTTACTGCCACCGAGATAGGCCGAGAAATGGGATTGAATGAATCTACCGTTCGCTCTATTCTCAATTCCGGTGTTACAGAGCGCGTTGGCCGTGCCGAAGAGATTGCAAAGACCCTCAAAGATGAAGTCGATCGCAAAGGTATGATTGATATTTCTGAGGGTGCCGAGCGTGTTCTTGGGGTTACAGAAGGCCAGCTTGACGAGGCTGCTTATATTCTTGAAGCCGAATATGGCTACAAGAGATACGGCGTAGGCGTTAAGAATACAACGAATCCTCGCCAGCAGACAAATACGACCGTTCTTGCTAAACCTGAATTTGACCAGAAATACGCCTATCAGCATCAGGACCAGATTCAGGCTCTTGGAGATTATCATTTCGATGCCGATACGGGTGTCGCAAGAAAGCTTCAGCGTCCTTCCAGCCTCGATTCTTCTCGTGTAGCAGTGCGTTATGCAGAAGATGGAGGCATTGATAAGGATGGCGTGATCGAGATTCGTCGTGGTGTTGCTGATCTCGATCTTGGAAAGAGTCATTATGCGCAGGTTCGCATCCTCGTGGATGGTACACATTATCTCAAAGGCATGGCTGTGTATTCTGACGATCTCCCCGAAGGAAAAGACATTGTGTTTAATACTAACAAGCACAAAGATGTTCCGATGATTGGTTCCAAGGACAATACAGTACTGAAACCTATCAAGTCCGACCCCGATAATCCTTTCGGTGCAGCTATTAAAGCAAATGGTCAGAGTGACTATGTTGGGGCCGATGGAAAACGTCACCTTTCGCCTATCAATAAACTTAAAGAAGAAGGCGATTGGGATACAATGAGCCGAAGTGTTTCTTCGCAGTTCCTTTCCAAGCAGCCTGCTAAACTGATTGAAAATCAGCTGAAGCTCACAGTGGCCGATTACAAGGAAGAATACGATGAGATTATGGCCTACACTAACCCTACCGTAAAGCGCAAGATGCTTATTGACTTTGCGGATCAGTGTGATGGCACGGCTATGACGCTTAAAGCATCGGCTTTTCCTGGTCAGACCAGCAAAGTTATCTTACCTCTTACGAAAATCAAAGATACTGAAGTCTATGCTCCAAGCTATGAGAATGGTACAAAGCTTGCGCTTGTTCGTTATCCTCATGCTGGTACGTTTGAGATTCCTGTTGTTACGGTCAATAACAAGATTGCTTCGGCAAGAAAGAATCTTGGAGACGTGCAGGACGCGATTGGAATTAGTTCTCATGTAGCAGAGCGTCTTTCTGGTGCTGACTTTGATGGCGATAGCGTTACCTGTATCCCTATCTCCTCGAAAGTCAACATCAAATCGACAAAGCCGCTGCGAGACCTCGAAGGTTTCGATCCGAAGACTGAGTATGCTGTCCCCCCTGGCAATCCGAATCATGTTAAGCTGATGACAAAGAGTGATACCCAGAAAGAAATGGGCATCATCTCAAATCTTATCACTGATATGACTCTTCGTGGTGCTGGCGAAGAAGAGCTGGCTCGTGCTGTTAAGCATTCAATGGTTGTCATTGACGCGGAAAAGCATGGACTTGACTATAAGCGCAGCGAAAGAGAAAACGGTATCCAGGAGCTTAAGCAGAAATGGCAGATTCGAGTCGACGAGGATGGAAATGAGAAGTATGGTGGCGCTAGTACCCTGCTGTCTCGTCGTAAACAAACTGTTCGCGTGCCGGAGCGCAAAGGTTCCGTTAGAATTAATCCTGAAACAGGCGAGAAGATTTACAAAGAGTCCGGCCGTACCTATATTGACCCTAAGACCGGTAAGGTAAAGCAGGCGGAAACCGAAGTGAGTCGCATTTCTATAACGGATGACGTGCGAACTCTCTCTTCTGGAACGGTTCAAGAAGGACTTTACGCGGATTTCTCCAACCAGCTTAAGGCCATGGCCAATGATGCTCGTCGTGAGAGCCTTAGAACAGGCCGACTCAAGTATTCTCCTCAGGCAGCTAAAGACTATGCTGAGGAAGTAGCCTCTATCGAAAAGAAAATGGAGGCTGTGACTCTCAATAAGCCTAAAGAACGCTTGGCCCAGCGCATTGCCAATGCCAATGTGCAGGCTAAGATGCAGTCTCAGGGTCTTGATCCTAAAAAAGATAAGAAAGAGATCAGAAAGTTAAGAGCTGTTGAAATTGAAAGAGCTAGAAATAGTGTTTCCGCAAACGGTTCGGCTACGAAGATTACTTTTACAGACAAAGAATGGGAAGCTGTTCAAGCTGGTGCGATTTCTGATACAAAACTTACAAAGATTTTGAACTCAACAAAATCTGACGAAATCGTAAAACGTGCGATGCCGAAAGCTTCTACTCAACTTTCGTCTGCAAAACTTGGAAAAGCTCAAGCAATGCTTGCTGCTGGTTATACGTATCAGCAAATCGCAGACGCTTTGAACGTTCCAAAGAGTACGATTTACGATAATCTTAAGAATTAAAAGTACGAGAAAGGAATTGACATAGAATATGATTCGTTGTGCAATCTCCACACCTGATAATCCTTATGATCCGTTCGATCAGTTTGACCAATGGTATCGTTTTGACTGTGACCATGGATACAATAGTTGTGGAATTTTAGCTCGTTTTCAGTATACAAGCGATCAGTTTACTGATAATGAAAATGCTTA